AAATTTCTAAAGGCTTGTTTTTTAACCTTAGCAGTTTTAGCTGCTAATTTGACATTTGCTCAAGCCGTAAATAATCGTGGGTTTGTCCTCAAAGACGAAGGCATAATTGTTGGATTTGTTCGTAATTTAGATATTGTTAGTTCGATGGCTTCTTGTGGAATTGTAAACGGTGATGGTGTTTGTACTTTCACTCCACCATCGACTACGCTAACTGCTGGATCTACAGTTACTTCTGGATTTGCTTCGCCGGGTTTACTTGGCTCGTCTTCGAACCTTCTCATGGCGTATACGCTGAGTGGTACGGGAACAGTGATTCCAACGACGGCGTCTCCAACGTTCACCGGAACACTCACAGCCGCAACCGTCACTAGCTCGGGAGGTTTCTACACTTATGTCGGTGGCTCTGGAGTCGGGTTTCTAGGCGGGGCCAGCGCATTCACTCCAGACAATCCGAGGATACAGTTGTTCGGCTCGGGCCTCGGTGGAGGCATGGCGCTGCATATCACCGGCTTCGACACTGCGGGAAACTCTTATGACTATCAGAACCCGTGCTTTGCAGGATTGGGAACGACGGCTTGCCCTGACCCGACCCTGTCACTGCATAGCATTGCGGCTTCTACCACACAGGCGTTTTCGCTTGGACATAATGGGACCCAAGGGTTCTTGGTCGCGAACGGCGGCATCCTTGCCCGGTCGCTGACGTACGCGTCTGGCTCCGACGTGGCGCTCACGTTGCAAGGGTCGCTGAGCGGGAACATCATGAACCTGAAGAACAGCGCGGGGACGACGTTGAGCTACTTCGATTCCGCTGGCAAATTCGTTGCACCTGACGCAACGGGATATCAATTCGCATCTTCAGTTGGCGGTGGGTACGGAATCAATTACCGATCCGCGTCGAACCAAATCGAGATCATCCACGGCGCGAATGCGTTTTTTGGCGTCAACACAGCCGTCGGCACGGTAGTTTCTACAGACGGGGTTAGTTTCTCGTCTGCAACAGTGAATGCTGGATCAGTAGATACAAGGCTCCAACGCGAGGCCGCCGCCACGCTCCAGATGGGAGCCGACGTCAACGGAGCCGCAGTGAACCAGACACTCAAGGCCCACGACGGCATCACAGGAACCAACATCTCGGGGGCCAACCTGACCATTGCAGCGGGACGAGGAACTGGAGCGGGAACGGGCGGAACCATCGCGTTCCAAACTGCACCGGTTATTGCATCGGGGACCACGGCGCAGACTTTGACGGATCGTTTGACGATTTCGAAGGATGGTACGGTCGCGTTCCCCTCCGGCAAGCTAAACGTGGATCTCGGCGGCGGGGTCCTAATGTCCTCCAGACTATCAGGATATCCAGACTACGCCCTCCACTTTGGAACAAGCGGAGGAGTCGCGTTCGGCGCGGGAGTGAACGCTGCCGCATTCATCCGAGGGCACGGGACCGTGGCCGGAGTCATGCAAATCTCACCCGCGACAGCGACGAACTACATCGAAATGGTCGAAGTTGCCGATGCTCGTGCTGACTATAACTTCAATATCGCTTGCATCACAGGACTCGGCACGTCTGGTTGCACCGATCCAACATTCTCGATCCGCTCTGCCAATCAGGCCACGAACCAAGCTCTGTCGCTCGGCCATAACCGGACGCAGGGCGTGATTACTGCGAATGGTGGAGTATTGGCTAGGTCACTGACCTACGCCTCGGGTTCTGATGTGGGGCTCACGGTGCAGTGTTCGCTGACCGGGAATTGCTACGAGGTCAAGAACAGTGCTGGCACCGCCATATTCTCGTTCTCATCTGGCGCAAACCTCGTGTGGCCCTCGGGGTCCCCGTCTTTGCAAGCCAACGAGGCGTCGGGAATTTTTACCATTCGGGTTGGCGGGGCCACGAACAACAACGCGCTGGTCCTGGATGCAAACAGCGGCGATACGAAACTATCAAGCTACACCCAAAAGAACCGGTACACGCTCAGCTACGCGGCGTCGAGCACGTCTGCCATCAACTCCTCCCACATATTTGACACGTCGCCGGGGAACACATCCGCGGGATTCGGCGTCGGGCTATTGGCGCGCGGTCAGTCCTCGACGACTGCATCGCAGGACATGGCACTATTTGGTGGAGTCTGGACGACTGCCACACATGCCTCAAGGACGTCGAAGGCGGTCGCCCAAACCGTGAACAATGCTGGCAGCTTGACGACTACATGGGACGCGCAGAACGGGCACGATCGAACGGTAGGGACGGCCCCGGCAGTATCCGCGTGCGGTACGTCCCCGAGCGCAGTGACAGGAAGCGACGGGAACGGACGATTCACGGTGGGATCTACGGGCACGGTGACGTCGTGCACGCTCACCTTCGCCATCGCCTACAACGTCGCACCAGCCTGCATCGCGAACAACGAGACGGCCCTCGAACTCGTGCGAGCGGTCGCGACGACTACGACTCTCACCATTGACGGAACCGACATCACAACCGACACGATCACCTACATCTGCCGAGGAAACTGAACCATGACTGTAACGATTAACGGAAACGTAACCCCAAGCTAAAGGAATAAACAATAATGAAAAAACTCATCGCTCTAACGTTAACAATCGCGCTATTTGCTTCCACTGCATCAACACAAACACTAGCCAAAGAATTCAACAAACACAATAACAAACTATGTGTGGCTGTTAGATTGGCAAAAGGATGCACCGCAGTAGAATATGCAGCAAAAGTGACAGCATTGACTACAGCAAATCTTACCGCAGAACCAAATGCCAAGGTAGCTATTCCTACTGAGACCTTCTATGCTACTAAGGAAGATTTTCGAGACGCTGAAGTTGTTGCTCCGCTTTTAGCAAAGAGAACACAAGTACAACTTGAAGAAGCTGCAAGCGTTTTGGTTCGCGCATGGTTAGACGCAACTCCTGATCAAAGAGTAGCTGCATGTACAGCACTACCTAAAATTTTTGATCCTGAAATTTGCCGCTAAAATAAAGTGCCATATTTACAATTATAAATAAAGTTATATGGCACTTCCAACTACAAAACCAGAATTAGTCACCTATATCAAACGAAGATTAGGTGAGCCGCTTCTCACAGTAAACGTAGCAAATAATCAAATTGATGCGCGAATTGATGACGCGGTAGCATTATTTCAAGATTATCATTTTTCTGGTTCTGAAAGATTTTATTTTAGACACTTAATAACTGCGTCAAACGCGGTATTAACGACTGATTCTACTGGAACATTTACTAATGGTGAAATTGTAATTGGTCAAACTAGTAATGTTTATGCCAAGGTCTACACTCAAACATCAAACACGATTGTTCAGTTTACTTATCAAGAAAAGCCATTAGTTACCGAATTTACTGTTGGCGAAACAATTGTTGGCCAAACCTCAAATGCTTCCGGAGTCATTAGTTCTACAGAATTGGGAGATATGGACAATGAATATATTCCTACTCCTAATAATGTAATTTCAATTATACAAGCATTAAGACTCAATATGGGAATGGGTGGAGAAAGAAGCACTGGTTTGTTCTCTACAACTTTTCCAATGATAGCTAATGATATTATGAATATTGGTGCTGGGGGTGGTGAGTTATTGACTTATGAACTCACCAAACAAAGATTTGAAATGATTCATGATATCTTAATTGGTGATGTTAACGTAAGATTTAATAGTCATATTAAACGAATATACATGGATGTAAATTGGGCTCAGAAATTTATTGTTGGAAACTGGATGGTGTTTGAAGGAATAAGAACTGTTGATCCAACTGTTTATGGAAACATTTGGGGAGATAGATTTGTTCGTGATTACGCCACTGCATTGACAAAAAAGCAATGGGGCCAAAATCTTATGAAGTTCCAAGGTGTCGCTATGCCCGGTGGTGTAGTTTTAAATGGTAAAGCAATTTACGATGAAGGGGCTAAGGAAGCCAAGGAATTGGAAGACAATATTCAGAACAAGTACGAAATGCCGTTGCCATTCATGATAGCTTAAAATGTTTTCGCCATACTATAATTCAATAATTCGAAAATATCATATTGCGTTTGGTTCAATTTTTAAAGATTTAGTTCTTTTAAGAAATGAACAATTAACAAATGATGGAAATGAAGCACAAAGATTTACTGTTCCAATTGAATATAGTAATCGCGAATTTTGGTTATCTCGATTAAGACAAGATCCAGATTTATCGCGTAAAGACTTATTCGTTGTTCCGCGTCTAGCTTTTGAGATGGTCGGAATGGAATACGATGCTGCGCGAAGATTAAATTCTTTAAATCAAAGAATAAGTGGGCAATATGGAATTCAAGATACTGCCAAACGGTATTTTGTTGGAACACCATATAACTTAAAATTTAAAGTTTATGCTTTAACAAGAAGCATTGAAGATGCCAATCAAATTGCAGAACATTTTATTCCATTCTTTATTCCTGATTATTCATTGACGGTTAAAGTATTTCCATCATTAGGAATACTTGATCGAATGAGATTAATAATGGATGATCATTCACCAGTTTGGGAAGACAATTATATTGAAGCAAATAAGTCCAGCACAAGAGAAATATTATTAACGTTTTCCTTTACTGCACAAGCAACATTATATGGTCCTATTGCTGATACCCCTGCTACTATTATTCGAAAAGTAATTGTTGATTTATATGATGCAAGATATGACAAAACTTTAACTGGTCCATTACATATTCTTTCTGATAATCTCGATAGATTTGTATTAGAAGATGAATCTGGAAGACTAATAAACGAAGATTCTGTTATTGACTTACAAGAAATTGCAAGAGTTTCTAGAATAGAAGTTGAACCAGATCCAATTGATGCAGCACCTATTAAACCAGTAGATGTAACTATTACCACAACACGATATGAAGACGGTAAAGTTACAAATGTGTTTACTAGTGAGGATGTTGAAATAGGTTCTTAACTAAATACTTCTAGAATATGAACTTAACAATTGAAAACTCATTAAATACAATATTTGATGTTTCAACAAATACAGTAATTGAAGTTGAAGCAATGTCTTTAGTTCCAGAAACAAAAGCAGAAATTATTGCTCCTGAAGCTAATACTGCTGTTGAATTATCAAAAGAAGAGATTGACGCAAAAGAAGACTACGAGTTTACTCGAAATTCTTTAAAAAATCTAGCAGATAAATCACAAGACGCTTTAATATCTTCAATAGAATTAGCCAAATCACTTGAACGGCCTGCTGGTTTTGAAGCTGTCGCGAATATGGTTAAGTCTACCATTGAAGCACATCGAGCATTACAAGAATTACACAAATCTGCCGCCGAAGTTAGAATTTCTTCACAAGCTGCTAAGGGGGCCGCATCCCCAGTTAATGTTGAAAAAGGTGTAGTGTTTGCTGGTACTGCTGAAGATTTGTTAAGATTATTGGATCCTAGTAGAACGTAATGGGGAAACAAACAGACGCATACAAATCAAACGGTTCTATTCCTGCTGCGGGGTCGGTGTACAACTACACCAAAGAAGAATTACAGGAATATCTGAAGTGCAGCAAGGATCCGGTTTACTTTATCAAAACATATATGAAAATTATTGATGTTGATAAAGGTTTGGTTCCTTTTAATTTACATGATTATCAGGAAAAAATGGTCAGATCCTATTCTGAAAACAGATTCAACATTACGTTGGCCAGTCGTCAAATTGGTAAATCAAGTACAGTAGTAGCATTTTTCTTACATTATATTTTATTTAATGTCAATGTTAACGCTTGTATGTCAGCGAACAAACAAAAAATTGCGGTTGATTTACTGGGTAGATTAAAACTTGCATATGAAAATTTACCAAGATTTTTACAACAAGGAGTTGTAAAATGGGCTGCTACAGAAGTAGAGTTGGAAAATGGTTCCAGAATATTTGCAGCAGCAACTAGTAGCAGCAGTGTCCGTGGTGGTTCCTACAATTGTGTTTCTGGTGATAGTAAAGTAGTAATAAAATATAAAAATGATGAATATCGAATTAGTTTATTTGAGTTGACAAATTTGTTGAAAACGCAAAGTCATCCTAAAGAGCCGAAGCAGAAAAAGTTAATGAAAATAATACCCAATAATAAAAATTATCAGATTTTAACAGAAAATGGGTTTAAAAATTTTGACGGAATAGGAATATCAAAAACTCAACCTACTATAAAATTATATTTTGAAAACGGCGATTTTTTACAATGTACTTCTGATCATAAAATCAAAACCAATAATGGCTACATTGCAGCAGATGAAATAGAATTATTTAAAACAAAAATAATTACTAATGACAAAAAAACTACTAGCTTAATTTATAAAGAAATAGGCGAAACCATTGATGTATATGATGTATTAGAAGTAGAAGATGTTCATAGCTTTTTAGTAAATGATTCTTTATCTGTAAAAAATTGTCTACTTTTAGACGAGTTCGCATTCGTGCCAGAGAATATGGCAGAAGAATTTTATGCTTCTACGTTTCCTACTATCTCTTCTGGTAAAACAACAAAAATCATTATGACTAGCACACCAAATGGAATGAACAAGTTTCATAAATTTTGGGTTGATGCTACGTCTGATCCACCAAGAAATGATTTTAAACCAATCTTTGTGCATTGGACTGATGTTCCCGGTAGAGATGAAAAATGGAAACAAGATACAATACGAAACATTGGCGGTCCTGATATCTTTGAAGCTGAGTACAACTGTTCATTTTTAAGTTCTTCATATACATTACTTTCACCACAATGTCTTAGTTCATTAACTTTTGATAAACCAATATTAGAAAATCCAGATGGATATAAAGAATTTGTTGCTCCAATAAAAGGACATATTTATACCTTAACGGTAGATACAGCAACAGGACAAAAGAAAGATTCGTCTGCCTTTACAATTATTGATGTTACCTCGATGCCTTATCGAGTAGTTGCAACTTATGCAAATAATGAAATTAAGACAATGGAATATCCAAGAGTAATAATGGAATATGCCAAAAAGTATTTCTTTCCATATGTCTTTATTGAAATTAATGATATTGGAAGAGATATTGCAAATATCTTATTTCATGAATTTAGCTATCCGTGTCTTTTGTCTATAAGAATGGGCGATAAACGTCATGGGCAGAAATTAGCATTCGGCAACGGAGCCAACCGCCAATTAGGATTGCGTATGACTACAGGAGTCAAACGGTCTGGTTGTGCCATTATGAAAGCATTAATTGAAAATGGCCAACTTATTGTTTCTGACCATAGAATAATAAAGGAATTGTCTACTTTCGTTCAAAATGGACGTATTTACGAAGCTCAACCAAATCAACATGATGATCATGTTATGACTCTTGTTATTTTTGCGTGGCTTTCTTTACAACCAGGATTTGGTGAAATTACAAATACTCGCTCACTTTCAGAATATACTCAAATTATTGAAGCTGCAAATGAGGAATCTTCTGAAACTATAGGCGAAAATTCTCTTGAGCCAGCAGAACCCCCATTACCTTTTTATAATCCACAAACCGAAGAACTTTCACCGGATATGTGGTTATTATATCAGATTTGTAAATAGTCTAAATCATAAATAATTCTTGATAGGTATGGTGCAATAATCCCTACCACAACAATTTATTTTAAAATACTTCTTTAGGAGCAAAACAATATGGCAACGCAAGTTAGTCCCGGCGTCCGCATCACAGAAATTGACAAAACTCTATCATTAAGCCAAGTTGCTCTTACTGATGGTGGTTTGGCTGGCGGATTCAATTGGGGTCCGGTAGAAAAAGTAACGAATGTAACTTCTGAAGAAGAATTAGTTAAATTATTCGGCAAACCAGATGCGAATACATCAGACTTTTTCTTTACAGCAGCAAATTTCCTTGGTTATAGTAATTCACTAAAATTAGTTCGAGTTGTAAGCCAAACTGCTTCATTAGCAGCTACTTCTTCAGCTAATGGAGTTGCGCTAGATGCTAATAGTTGGTTTAGCGTAAATGCTACTGCTAATGTTATTACAGCGATCACAGGAAATACATCAGCACTATTGGCAGGGCATAATTTGTTATTAGCCAATGCTACAGTCAATACCACAGTCACAATTTTGGCAGTTACGAATTCCACAAGTGCTACACTTACGGCTACTCCTTCTGCTGCGGTAACTAACGGAGTTGCTTATGCTTACGGTGTTTATGTTAAAAATTCTGACCATTATGATGCGACATACACAGATGGTTCAGGAGATATCGGAACTTGGGCGGCAAAATTCCCCGGTGCTAAGGGTAATAGCTTAAGAGTAGAAGTTTGCTCTAGTGCTAATGCGTATAGCCAAACTCCTGCGCAAACATTGACTGTTGCTAGCGGAACTACTGTTACGTTCTCAGCAAACGTTGCGACCATTATGCAAGCTGGTGACATCATCACCGCAAATGGCGAATCTCGTCAGTTGACAGCATTAGCTGCTAACGGAACGGAAGGAACCATAAATACTGCATTTTCAACGGCTTTGTCTGCAAAGACGTTCACACGAAAATGGAAGTATTATGATTTATTTGTCGGAGCCCCAGGCACTTCTGCATTTGCATCCGCTCGTAGCGGTTCATTGGATGAGATGCACATTGTTGTAATTGATGAAGATGGATTATTTACTGGTTCAACGAATACAGTAATCGAACGTTATTCACATGTTTCAAAGGCATCTGATGCTCGTACCGAAACTGGTTCCATCAATTATTACAAAGAAGTAATTAACCAACAATCTCCTTATATTTGGTGGTTCGATCATCAAAGTGGTGGCACAAATTGGGGCAGCACAGTTGCTGGTACTACATTTGGGGTTCCTGCTTTAATCGCAGCTACAAGTCTTAAGGGTGGTATTGATGGTGGAACGCTTTCAAATGCAGATCTTATCCGAGGATATGAGTTACTCTCAGCCGAGTCTGTTCAAGCAGCACTTATTCTAGGAGCAAGTGCAAACACTACAGTTGCGACATATGTAATTAATAATGTTGTAATTCCAAAGAAATACTCTATCGGATTCTTCTCACCAAATAAAGCAGATGTTGTAAATAACGTTGGCGACGAAGTAACTGATATCATTGCTTATCGAGACGCATTACCTTCTACTAGTTTTGCAGTATTAGACAGCGGATGGAAATACCAATATGACAAGTATAATGATGTCTATCGTTATGTTCCTCTTAATGGCGACGTTGCTGGCTGTTGCGTTAGAACGGACCAAGTAGCAGATCCGTGGTTCTCGCCTGCTGGTTTCACAAGAGGACAATTAAAGAACGTAGTTAAATTACCTTTCAATCCTACACAAACCCAAAGAGACGATTTATATCGAAGTGGTATCAATCCCGTTGTTTCTTTCCCCGGTCAAGGTACGGTGTTGTTTGGAGATAAGACTCTTCTTTCTAAGCCTAGCTCATTTGATCGTATCAATGTTAGACGACTATTCTTAACGTTAGAAAAGCAAGTTGAGTTGTCGGCTAAGTATCAATTATTTGAACAAAATGATGCTTTCACTAGATCAGCATTTGTTAACTTAGTCGAGCCAATGCTTCGTTCAGTAAAAGGACGAAGAGGAATTTCGGATTACTTTGTGGTCTGCGACGAAACCAATAACCCCGGCGATGCAGTTGATCGTGGGGAATTTAGGGCAGACATTTATGTAAAACCAACCCTATCTATAAATTATATAGCGATAAATTTTGTGCTTGTTAAATCGGATGCAAGTTTCACTGAGGTTGCCACATCTTTAGTATAAATATAGTCTAGAATGATTTTAGATCAAAATATAACTTTAACATTACAGCCTAATGTCATGCCACATTATAAACAATTGGGCTATGACGTTAAATTTCGACAAAAAATAACTGTTCCTTGGGGCCATTTACCGAAAACATCTGGCCTCAAGGTAAGTTATAGTTGTGATATTTGCGAATCTATTCATCAACGGGCATTTAATAAATTACATAAAAAACAAATGCAAATTTGCTCTGCTTGTGTAAAAAAAGAAAATGCCCTATATAGGGCAAAAAATCCTACACAAAAATTAAAAGAGTATAGACAAAAATTATCAGAAAAATGCGGGGATAAGCATTATTTATGGAATCCCAATAGAGAAGAATTTAAACGATATTCTAGTAGAGTCCATAATGAGTCTGATAGAACATATAACAAATATATAACAGAGATAAATCCTAAAAACTATCCACGAACTAAATGTGGGGTGGTTGGAGGGTATCAATTAGATCATAAATTTTCTATTAAAGATGCGTTCTTGAACGGTTGGAGTATACAAGAATGTTCTAATAAAGAAAATCTACAAATGTTGCCTTGGTTAGAAAATAATTTAAAGGCTAAGACCGCACTTATAAATAGAAATAGAAGTAAATAACAGGAGTCTAATCTATAATGTTCCCAAATATTTCAGAATTTAAAGAAAAACTATTCGACGGTGGCGCACGCCCCTCACTATTCCGTATGGAAATGATGTGGCCTCCCGCTGTACCTATTGGTAATATTTTAGGCGCACCAAATATGCCATTCATGTGCAGAATGGCAGAAATTCCTTCTAATCAAGCAAGAGAGATTGTAATTAAATATGCTGGTAGAGAAATAAAACTTTCTGGCCAACGCACATTCTCTAATCTTCGTCTTACAATTTTCAATGACGAAGGATTTAAAGTTCGTAGAGCTTTAGAAGCTTGGCAAGAAGCAATGAATACTAGAGAGTCAAATATTTCTCCATTGTATTCTCCTACTAACGATGTAACTAGAGGATATACAGGAACAGGTAGAGTAATTCAATACGATAAGATTGGAACTGAGTCTCGTTCTTATGTATTCGTAGATATCTTCCCGGTTTCGTTGTCCGCTATTTCATTAGATTGGTCAAGAGAAAACGATATCGAAGACTACACCGCAGAATTTGCGTATCAATATTGGATTCCCGGTGAAGAATATGCAGGTACGGCAGTAAGAACCGCATTAGGTCGCTAATATAATTGGGCGAGGAATAATCTCGCCCTCTTTATATCATGAGTTTTTTTTCAATAAACGATTTTAAACACCAGCTTAATAAAGCTGGTGGTTTTGCTCGTGGCCATTTATTTAAATGCTGGGTCTATCCTCCTGCTATTCCTGAGCTTCAAACTTTTCGAAAATATCAAAGTCGATATTTGACGTGTAAATCGGCGAAGTTGCCAAGCTTTAGATTGAATACAACTAAACTTCATTATATGACGCATGAAGTTCCAGTACCGGGAAGTAGAACCAATGATCCATTTACTGTAACTTTTTATGGAGTGAATGATTATAATGCATATGAATTCTTTACTACTTGGCAAAAGTTAATCAATTCACCGGAATCAAATACTCGCGGTGTTTATGACGGTAGAAAAAAAATTGAAGATCCAAGTAAAGAATTGCCAGTTCATGATGGTGATGGGCAATTAATATATGGTGATATTAGATTAGAACATTTTAGTCCAGAATCTAGTGGAAATGCGTTCTTAGAGTCTACTCCATTATTAAATCTATTGTCTAAAGGTGATAACATTCCAGTTGCTGGTTATATGCTTCGTTCTGCATATCCATCAGTTATTAGCGGGTTGGAATTTGATCAAGATGGCGATTCAACTATTCAAACTTTTACAGTCGAATTTAATTATTTAAATTTTGATTATAACTCTATGCAACCAAGCAATTTTAGTGATTCGCCATTAGAACCAGTTATTCTTCTTGGCGGAAAAAAAGCGGTATAAATATAAACAATGGCATTTAAATTATTCGGATACACAATAATTCCGCCCAAAGGCGAAGAGAAGAGTAATGCTCCATCTATTATTCTTCCTCAAAATATTTCTGCTGCATCTACAGTTTCTTCAACTGGTAGCGGTGCCGCATTTAATCAGACTTTATTAAACTCCCAAGATTTCATAGCTTTCGGAACTTCCGAAGTTGATTTAATTAATACCTATAGATCTTTAGCATTACAGCCCGAAGTTGACGAAGCAATAAGTGACATCATTCACGAAATGCTTATTCAGGATGAAAATAAAGAAACGGTAATGATCAATACTGATATGTTACCTCGTTATTATGATAAAGATTTTAGAGATCAACTAACATTAGAATTTAAATCAGTGTTGCATATGCTTGATTTCCACAATCGAGGATATGACATTGCTCGTCAATTTTATGTTGATGGTAGATTGTATTACGATTTAGTAATCGACGAAAAAAATCCAAAAAATGGAATTGTTGAATTGCGAAACTATGATCCTCGCACGATCAAACCAATTCGTGAAATTAAAGAATCTACTCATCCAGAAACTGGCGCGAGAATTGTTGAAGTTGTAAACGAATACTATGCATATAATCCACATGGTATCAGCAATGAGAATTTACCTACAATGGGTATTATTGGCGCTAATGGAACAAAGATTGCCAAGGATAGAGTTGCCTATGTAAATTCTGGTGTTTACACACCGGGAAATGTAAAGTGTTTATCATTTATTCATAAAGCAATTAAACCTTACAATCAATTAAGAATGGTCGAAGATGCGACTGTTATTTACCGTGTAACCAGAGCGCCTGAACGTAGAGTATTCTATATTGACGTTGGTGATATTCCAGCAAATAAAATTGAAAGTTATATGCAGGAAATTGTCAATAAGTATCGCAGTAGAATGACTTATGACAGTGCTGATGGCCAAATCAATGATACTCGTAGAGCCCAGTCAATATTAGAAGATTTCTTCTTACCTCGTCGCAGTGCTACTGGTAAAGGTACAGAAATTGATACTTTGCCTGGCGGTTGTTTAGCAATGGATACTTTGGTTCCATTACTTGATGGGCGCGATTTAACTATTAAAGAAATTGAATCTGAGTTAGCTGTTGGCAAAGAGTTGTGGGCATATTCTTGTGATCCAATAACAGGAAATGTTGTTCCAGGTATTATTTCTTGGGCGGGAGTTACACAAAAATCAGCTAAAGTAATGAAGATAACTTTGGATAATGGTAAAGAAATTATTTGTACATTAGACCACAAATTTCCAGTACCAGAAAAAGGATTTGTTGCTGCTGAAGATCTTGTTGTTGGGCAGAGCATGTTTCCGTTATATAAAAAACGAGAAACATTAAAGAAAAACAAATCAAATAAATTAACTTATGAAATGTTATTTGATAATAAAGACAAAACTTGGAAATACACCCATAAGGTAGTATCAGAATGGAAAGATAAGGTTGGTATTAATAATACTCTTTATTATAATTCAGTTAATAAAAACAAACCATTAGCAGTAGTTCATCATGTAAATTATAACAGATATAATAATAATCCTAATAATTTAGCTAAAATGTCATGGAAAGATCATCAAGAACTTCATATGAATTTGGCTCCTGTAGATCCCAAAGTTGGGTCTGAAGCAGCGAAATTGGCTATTGAAAAAATGAAATTAACAGATCCTATTAAATATCAGGAAATGTTAGATCGAAGAATTGCTTCACAAAAAAATACAATAACAAATAGATCAACTAAAAAACATTTAGAAATTGCAAATAAAATTTCTAAAGGGGTCAAAGAATTCATTGTAGCCAATCCTTCTTATAAACAAAAATTAATACAACAAATTAATAATGTTTCAAAAAAAGGAAATATAGCTGCTAATGCTGCTAGAGCATTAGTTATCAAAAATAATCCAAATGCATATAAATGGAGCAATAAAGATTATGCATCTAGAGTAGAGGTAGCAAAAACCTCACTTATTTTTGCTAATACACCGGAAGCTAGAGCTAAGGCAGCAACAAAACAAAGAATTGTATTTCCTCAAATTATTACTGAATTTGTTAAAAACAATACTAATATATCAGCAATTGATATTTGTAATCAAATTAACAATCGTCAAGATATGTTAAATGAATTTAGAACTATCAATAATACTACATCAATACCAAATGTGTCAGTATTAGACATGACACCAAATAGATTAAATAAATTAGTTATTGGTCTTGGATATAAAAATTGGAGAGATTTTAAAAACAATTTCAAATTTAATAATCATAAAATTGTTAATATTGAGTATATTGAACAGCCTATAGAAGTTGGAACGCTAACTATTGATAGAGATGAAAAATATCATAATCATCACACATTTGCTCTAAGTGCTGGAATTTTCACTAAAAATTCTAATTTGGGCGAAATGGAAGATGTTGAATACTTTAAGCGCAAACTTTATCGCGCATTAAATATTCCGTTATCAAGAATTGAAAAAGATGGCGGAACATTCCAATTAGGTAGAGTAGCAGAAATTGCTAGAGACGAAATTAAATTCTCAAGATTTCTTATTCGTTTAAGAGATCGTCTCGGAATGATATTTGATGAAATTTTATCAAAACATTTATATCTAAAAGAAATTATTAAATCTCCTTCTGAATGGTATCAACTTAGACAATACATTCGTTATGATTTTATTTCCGATTCACACTTCAATGAATTAAAGGAAATGGAAGTTTTGTCTTCAAGATTGGATGCTGTTGCTAAAATGGATCCTTATATTGGGCGTTATTATTCCGATCCTTATATTCGAGATGTTATATTGAAACAAACTCAAGCCGAACAAGAAGAAATTGATCGCAGTCTTGAAGAATATCCTCATCAAATTCCTGCCATGATCTTACCTAAGAACGCGGACGGAATGCGTCCTGCCGATCCAATTGCCGCAGGATTATTCAAGAACGTTGACGGAGACGGAAATGTAATGCCATCAGGTGCCCCTAATGCACCTTCTGGTGCTGCCCCGCCACCGGGTAGTGGCAAAGCTGCTGCTGGTGGTAAATCAAGTGGCTCTGATAGTACAGTAGCTGGTGGTGCCACTGGAAAGCAAGTTGGTGGATTAGGTTCTGGTTTCGCTTCTGGTGCTAAATCAGGAGCCGTTGTTACTACAGGATTCAAAGGTCGTTTTGCTCCAGTCAAAAAAGGTGCTGGAAGATCTTTAGGTAGAAAATCTTCTTCTTCGTGGGGATCAATAGCCACTGATACATCTTCAAGTGGTAAGGCCACCGAAGAAATTGATATTACTGGTAATCTTTTAACAGAAGAAGTGGACTCTGAGACTGAGTTGGCAATAAACGATGATGGTACTCTACAGATTAAATAATTGGGAATTTACAAAATCCCGATATACTAAATAATATAAGGACTTTATGCCAAATACACTAGATTTATTACAACATATCAAAGACAAGAACATACCGGCTGCTAACAAAACTTTTGAAGAAATTATGAATTCAAAAAAAGCATCGGTAGAATCTCGTGAATATAAGGCAGCAATAAGCAATCTTTTCAATAAGAAAAATAGCTAATTATGGCATTCACACAATCACAAAATATTGTCGATACACATAATCGACTAGTAATTAAGCGAACTAATTCAGCTAATGCCGAAACTGCGAATACGTTTGTCAATGCGTCTGCTTTAGGATTTGCACTATCTGCCATAAATTTAACTGCTGGTGCTAACACATTTAAAGTAGGCGAAACTGTAACGTCTGCTGCTGGCGGAACAGGAATTGTTCAATCCGTTGTTAACTCTACTGCTATTGTTATTATTAACGCATCTGGTTCATTTGGTGCGGCTAATCTAATTACTGGTTCTACAACTACTCGTACAAGAGTTCAGAGTGGTGCAATTGTATCGGGTGGTAGAGAACTTCAGGTGTCAAAATTAATATTTAATATTGGTGGACCACTTGAATCAAAAGTACAGTTAGATTGGGAAGGTGACGGATCATCCAATCATCGCGCTATTGCAGTTCTTTCTGGTTCGGGTGTTTTAGAATTCGATAAAAACGCAGTTAGAATTAATAACAATGCAGTAAATGCTACTGGTAATATTTTAATAACCACATTAAATTGGGATAGTGATACACATTATACTATTATTGCAGATATTAGCAAGACCAATGGTTATTCTTCTATTCAGTACGAACAAAATCACGCACTAGGATTCTAATGGCTTTAAGATTAATAACCGAAAAAATTGAATCTGTCGATACAGTAATCGTCGAAGCAAAAGATTCAGGAAAAAAGAATTATTTTCTAGAAGGGGTATTTTTGCAAGCCAATTTGAGAAATCAAAATGGCCGAATTTATCCTTTGTCAACAATGATCAAAGAAGTCAATAGATACAAGATTAATTCTATTGATCGAAAACGTTCATTAGGCGAATTGAATCATTCAAATATTCCATCAGTAAATCCTGAACGAGCTTCACATATGGTAGAAAGCTTAGTTCAAAGTGGCAATGATTTCATTGGTAAAGCTAGAGTTCTTACTGGCACACCAATGGGCAAAATTGTTGCTGCTCTTATTGATGAGGGTGCCCAATTAGGTGTCTCTTCAAGAGGTTTGGGTTCTTTAAAGGAAACTAATGAAGGAACCATTGTTCAAGAAGATTATTTTATGTCGGCAATTGATGTGGTAGCCGATCCTTCCGCTCCTGATGCATTTGTTCGCGGAATAATGGAAGGAAAAGAATGGGTTTGGGAATCTGGTGTGTTAAGAGAAAAAGATGTCTCTAATTTAGCCAATATTGTTGATGCTGCGCATATATCAACAAAAACCAAATCAGAGCGCAATGTAGTATTTACAGAATCATTTAAACAGTTCTTAGCTCTTGCCCAAAAAGGTGTAAGTCTAAAAGTTGAGAATACTAAATAAGTTAAGTTAACTTCAGTCCTTAGAGGGAATTATGACAGCATCAAAAGATTTAGTGGCAATGGCAAGTCCTACCGCGAACAGTTTATTAAAATTAAAGAACCAAAGACCCACAGAGCTATCAAATAGTGGTGTGGCAATTGGAGGTCCAACGGTTGACAATCCAGAAGCTCCATTAACTCCTGCTTCTGGTTTGAGCCATGATACTTCAATTCCTGTGCAAGTGCCAGCCCAACCTCGAAAGAAAATCTCTGAAAAAGATAAAGAATTAGAGGAATCTGGTAAAGAAGATATGGTAGAGGGAGAAAAGGAAGACGAACTTGATATTAAAGATCTCAAGGACGATGTAAATTTCCTTTCAATTAATCTCGGCAAACTTATTGAAGCAAAAATGCCTGTTAAGAAAGATGGTGGAGATATTGTCCATGTTGACATTGCTTCCCATACTGACGATGACAAGGAAGACAATAAGAAAGATTCTAAGAAAGATGTCGCTGAAGGTGAAATGCCTTTCGGTAAAGATAAAGAAGATAAAGAAAAAGACGAAGTCAAGGAATCTGAAGACTCGGACAAAGACGACGAAAAGAAAGAAAAAGTAGAAGAATCTCTTCGTTTACGAATTGATTTCTCTGAAGGTTCTAAACTTTTTGAAGGAAATGAATCTCTTTCTGAAGATGAAAAGAATCAAGCGAAGTCATTGTTTGAATCTGCCGTTAGAACAGTTGCTCAATCTTTAGCTACTCAAATTCAAGAAGCATATCAAACTTACTTTGATCGTGTTGTTGAAGCTAAGGAATTGGATTTTGCTAAGAAAATAGATGCACATCTTAATTATGTTGTTGAAAAATGGCATAAAGATAATGCTGTTGTTCTTGAAAACAAGTATAAGACCCAATTTAACGAAAGTTTTATTGGCAAATTAAAGACCTTGTTTGAGGAACATTATGTTGATATTCCTGCTGGAAAAGAATCATTTATTGATTCTTTGATGGAAGAAAAAAATCAACTCGCAGAACAACTTAAACTTTCTGAAGCTCGCAATGTTGAACTTCATGCGGCTACAAAAGAAGATCTCGATCGTGCGCAGTTAGCATTGGTCAAAGAACACAAAGCAAGACTTATTGCAGAAGCGTCTGTGCCGTTAGTTGCTTCTACAAGAGGAAAATTCGCAACTAGAGCGTTAACTCTAGAATTCAAAAACACAAAATCTTTTAAACAAGACTTGATTGCGTTACGGGAACAGTACGAAGTGGCCGACACGACTTTAGTAGAGCGAAAGTTAGATGTGCCTAATGCTACTCCCTCGTTTGAAACAACTGTAATTAAAGAAGATTCCATCGAAGCAATGTATGGAAAAGCTTTGGATGCATTGGCTCAAACTAAGTAATCAACCGCTCTAATTAACTCGTAACATTAATCAAGAAATACAGGAGTCGTTAAACAAATGTCAGAAATCAAGAAAAATCTATTAACGGAAAAGTGGAAAGCGGTTCTTGACCGTGAAAACTATTCACCCATTAAAGATTCTTATAAGCGTCAAGTTACTGCTATTCTCTTAGAGAATCAGCAACAAGAAGTTGCCAAATCTGGTGGGCAAATGGACTTCCTCACGGAAGATGCTCCTGCCAACCAATCAGGCACCTTTCCTACTGCCACAAATTTAAAAGGTTTTGATCCAATTCTCATCGCTCTTGCACGTAGAGCAATGCCGAATCTCATTGCCTATGACATTTGCGGCGTCCAACCGATGAATGGTCCTACGGGGCTAATCTTCGCGTTACGTAGCCGTTATACATCACAGGGTGGAGCGGAAGCGCTACATTCTGAAGCTAACACTGCGTTCTCTTCGGCTGGGTTATCAGCGAACTCGCATACAGGTACGTCTCCCGCCAATGCGACCTATGATGCTGGCCGTTCAATGTCAACGTTACAGGGTGAAGGTCTTGGTACTACTTCCAATACTGCCATTCCTGAAATGTCATTCTCAATCGAGAAGGTAGTTGCTACTGCTGGAACACGCGCTCTAAAGGCAGAATATTCTCACGAAATTCAACAAGATCTCAAGGCTGTTCATAACCTTGATGTCGAAGGTGAATTAGTAAATATTCTTTCTGCTGAGCTTTTGGCCGAAATCAACCGAGAACTCGTTCGTACTGTAGGTTATGTTGCCGTCGCTGGTAGCCAAACTTGCACAACTCCGGGTACTTTTGACTTAGATACTGACTCCAATGGTCGTTGGTCAGTTGAAAAATTCAAAGGATTATTCTTCCAAATTGAACGTGAAGCAAACGCGATTGCTAAGCAGACTCGTAGAGGGCGTGGTAACATCCTTATCACTTCTTCAGACGTAGCTTCTGCATTAGTAGCTGCTAAGCTCATGGACAATGGTGGAAACGAACTTTCCGCTGGTCTAACCGTTGACGATACTGGTTCTACGTTTGCTGGTACACTTAATGGTCGATATAAAGTCTATATTGATCCTTATGCTCCTGCTGCTGTATCAACCGAATACTTCATCGTTGGATATAAGGGCGCGTCTCCGTTTGATGCTGGAATGTTCTATTGCCCCTACGTGCCATTGCAGATGATGAGAGCCGTTAATCCTACGTCGTTTATTCCTGTTGTTGGCTTCAAGACACGTTATGCCGTTGTAGCGAATCCTTTCAGTCAATTAACTGGTGCATCTGACGGTACGTTGAATGCAGCAAACAACGTGTACTACCGTAAGTCGTTGGTCACGAATTTGTTCTAACTTGTTGTTTATAAACAACTTATCATTGTTTATAAAATCTAAGAAAAAATGAAGATTGGGGCTCGAAAGAGCCCCTTTCTTTTTGGTTGCAAATAATAATAAAGTTGTGTTATAATAGTAGCTCGATGATTCTTAAATTATTTGGTTGAAGCCACCATTAAATTGATTTAAATGATTTTAAAATATTTGTTTGAAACCAATTATCGGCATAAATAATAGTACGGGTTCTTACAAGAACCCATTTATTTAGTCAAAAGAAACATAAGGACAATACGAAATATTAATGAATTATCAAAAATTACACGATAAAATAATTGAAAAAGCAAGATTGCAATCACCAATTGGTTACAAATATAAAAAAACAGATTTTGGATATAAAGAAAAACACCATATCATACCAAGATGTTTATTTCCAAAAAAAGATCCATTAATGAATGTTCCTGAAAATTTAATATATCTATATCCAAAAACTCATTTTATTATTCATCATCTATTAACAAAAATATATCCAAATAACAACAAGCTTAGATATGCATTTCATGCTATGTTTACTGCTCCTGTAAATGGTGAAAGAAATAATGATTTGGAATGGAAAAAATTATCAAATTGTAGAGCTTACGAATATCATAGAAATAAATTAACAGAATGTGGCGATTTAGTGTCTCCTGAAAAACGAAAAGAATTGGCCAACAATTATAGAGGATTTAAACATTCAGATGAAACAAAATCATTGATTTCTAAAGCTAATAAAGGCAGAAAAGTATCTGATGAATGTAGAATTAGAATATCAAATTCACATAAAGGTGTGCCAAAATCAGAAGAACATAAAGCTAAAATATCAGCATCACATATTGGGAAAACTATTTCAGAAGATCATCGTAATAATATAGCCAATAAGTTAGCATTAAAATACGTAATTACACATCCAAATGGTATGGTCGAAACAATAATTAATCTAAATCAATTCTGTAAAAAACATAATATCAATCAAGGAAATATGGCTAAAGTATTAAAGGGAATAAAATCGCACCATAAAGGTTATAAAGTGCGCAAGGCAAATTTATAATGCCAGTACCAAGAAAACCATTAGAAACTTTAGATTTTATAGCAAATACAGTTACTGATCTAGAAAAATCGCGACTAACAAAATCATCAGAACTTAAAGTTGATTGTAAATGTTCTATTTGTAATAATATAGCACCAGTAACATTTTCTGGCGCGTACAAACAACGAATTAAACATGGTTCTTATAAATGTAGATCATGCGCAGCTAAACAAAATGGAATATTGGCTCCTAAAGGATTCGAAAAGCGAAAACAAACCAATATAATAAAATATGGTGCAGAGCATCATTTACAAGCTATAAATTCGCCACATCGAAATAATATTCAAATTCATTGGAAGAAATATATCACTAAAAATGGTCATCCAATGCATGATACAGATATAAAAGCTAAATTAGTTCCTACAAATCAAGAAAGATATGGTATTGATTATACAACTGTACTTCCTCAATGCCAACAATCAATAACAGAAAAACAAACCTCTCAAGGAGAAATAGATCTTAGAAATTATCTTGAGTTAATCACTAATGATAAATGGCCTACTAACACAACGTTAATATCACCAAAACATATTGATTGTTATAATGATAAAAGAAAATTTGGAATTGAATATAATGGTTTGATATGGCATTCTGAGAAAATGGGGAAGACTGCTAAGACACACGCTTTAAAATATAATGAATGTAAAGAAAAAGGGGTAGAATTAATTACTATATTTGAAGATGAATGGATGAATCGGCAACCCCAAGTTAAAAATTTTATCAAATCTAGGTTGGGAATATTTACCACTCGAATAATGGCTCGCAAAACAAATATTGATGTGGTTGATTCTAAATTGGCCAGATCCTATATTAATGATTGGCATATTCAACCGATATTTCAAAACAAATATGCATTTGGTTGGTATTATAACAACGAATTGATAGGAATTGTAACATTAAATAGGCATCATAGAGGAATTGTTGATCCAACTCAGATAGTATTAACTAGGGTATGTTTTAAGCCAGAAACACAAATTGTGGGTGGTATGTCTAAAATGATGGCATACCTAAAAGAAGAATTGCCTGCATTTGGTTATAAATCAATTTTAACTTGGTCTGATAATAGATGGTCTTCAGGAAATATTTATGATAAATCTGGTTGGAATAATATAGATAATGTAATTCCTGATTATAGTTACGTGCATAAAAGAGGCAGAGTGTCAAAGCAATCTTGTAAGAATAAATTTAAAAATAGATTATTTTCTCAAACTGTGTATGATAAAGCTAATGAATTAGGATATTATCGCATATGGGATTGTGGAAAGAAAACTTGGTTTTTTAAATTATAAACACAAATAGTATTTGACAACCCCATGAAAATGATGTAATATTGTAACTATGAACGCTGATGAATTTGTAATAACTAGCATTCCACC